ATTTTTCACTATCTGTTTTAAAATACAAAAACCAACTTGAATCAAAGTTTCTACCTGATGTATCTCCTGCTTTTCCTGTTGCAAAATCTTCACTGGTATTAATATTTTCTTCAGTTATTATAGTCCATTCTCGACTTTCTATGTTATATCGTAAACCAAAATCTTTGTAAGCAAATGCTTGGTCAATGATTTGTATTTTTGCATCTTTTGTTAAAGACCTTGATAATTTTGGCATTAATTGATCTAAAATAGCACCAGATGGAATTGTATCTGTTAACTCAATAGCTCCAACATTATTATCGTCAACTGTAGTACCATCACCTATTACTTTTAATACATTTGTCCATTTATAAGGTGATGCTCCAAACATAGTACTATCGGTTGTTAATTTACCATCTTTAGTAAAATATTGAGCTACTCCTTCGCTAGTAACTGGAGCCACAAATTTACACATGGTTCCTGTTTCAATAAACCGTAAACTGCTTGCAGTGTATACGCCTACTGGGTTTACTCTGTTATCGATGTCAATTAAAGTACCTGTGCATCGATTTGTATTAGTTAATTTTTGATTCCATCTAACATTTAAATCATATGCTATAACTTTAGGTTGTTTATCTAAGTAAAAATTTTTAACATTTGTCGATGTTATAATAGGTTCGATGGTATTATATATAATCCCTTCTATATCACTTTGCGACGCAAATTTAAATTGCGTTTTAGTTTCGTAATATTCTTTAAAAAGTACACCATCATCTGCAAATAAACTAGTATTTGAATATTTTCCAGAAACATCTTTTAAGTCAAAGTATTTAGATACGCCACTTGATATTCTATTTGTACTTTTAGTTTTAATAATATCCTGATCAATTGCTAGTGGGCCTATATTATAATCTTCACCTGTGATTAATCTGTTTTGAGTATAATAAGTAGCTGGAGCATTTTGTTTAATTTCTAAATTTGTTTCAGAAGCAGATCCATTGGAAATAGTATAATTTAATCGTAATCCTAATATTAATTTTTCAAGAGTCCCAGACCTACTTTCATATGGAATTTCTAAATTAACAGTTCCGATAGCACCAGGTGTAATAACACTTCTTGCATTTGCACTAGTTCTATAAAATACTTTAAAATTTCCAGAAGGCAAACTGCCAAATACACCGTCACTAAACACTAAATTAATTCTATCCCCTATTCTAGTTAATACAGAAAATACGTCGCGTATACCATTAAATAAGTTATTGTAAATTACATTATTACCTTCAATAGAATCGACTTTAATCCACGGTACAGTTTCAATCCCATTAGAGTCTAACCCATACAGCCAAACATCTGTATTATTAATATTTTCAGCATCAATAGACACTACTTGGTTAGGAGTAGGATTGCTAATTGAAAATGTATTTGAGTTCATTACTCCTTGCTTAAAGTGCATAAAGAACCCAGTATTATTACTATTTGAACCTTGTCCGTCATCTCTAAATAAAAATGCTGGACTTGTTCCTGCAATAGGCGGTTCTTCGTTTACTGCTGTTTCACTAATATCTGAACTAACAACTTCAAATCGTGTACTAACTCCTTCAATTTGTTTTGTAAATTTAAAAATTGCACTATCTTTGTTAGTTGCATTAAACCGATATTTTTGGTGTTGTACGCCATTAATGTTTGCACTTTTTAGTGGATTTCCAATTGAATTTGATACTGGTAATGCAGCGTTTAATATTTTGATAAACTGTTCGAAATAATTTGCATTTGACTGGTCATTCCATTTTACTACAAAACCACTTAAATTTAATCCAGAACTATCTTTAATCGACTCTGTAGTTTTCACCGTTTCAATTCGCAATAAACCGTTAGCTGTTTGATTTCTTTTTGGATTATATGCTAACATATTAGCTAATCGTAAAATACTTTCTCTACGTTCTGCAGTTTCTAAAAAGTTTTCCCTAGCATTAAGATCAATCCTAAAACTTAAATTTTGACCTAAAAATGCAATCATATCAATTAATGCCAAATATTCAGAAGATTCAATATAATCATTAAAATCTTCTGGATAGTTCTGACGTAAATAATTAATCATAGTTCGTCTTAAATTATCAAAGTCATAACTTTGAAAATCGGCATTTCTAAACGATTGGTATATTCTTTTCCAGTCTTCTGCTACTATTAATCTCGACTGTCTATCACTTGCAGACATATTATTATCCTCTATTCTGTAATACTAGTGTTAAAGCACTAAACTATTAGCTTGGTCAAATCTAAATCGTAAATTCTCAGAAATATTATATTTTAAATAAGTTACAATACATTCGACTATTATTCCTCGATCATACGATTCCACAGTGACATTTTCTGCGGTTATTCTAGGATCATAGTTAATTATTTTTACAACATCATCTATAATTGCTTGCTCTATTTCTGGAGTAAATTGTTCATACAACAAAAACCATAATATAGTACCAAATGTTGGATCTGATAATTTTTCACCTTGTTTGATATGAAAATGGTTTACTAAATCCTGTTTTATTAATTCAAAATCATATAATTCAAAACCTTGATGATTTGAATTAACTGTTGAGAATCCCCGATAAGTTTTTCCAGATTTTGGGCTTTGCTTTGACGGAGATACTGCTACTCGTTTATATAGATTTTTTTCTAATTGGCTCATGCTTTTCCTTATGCTTCATCCGGTTCTGGAAATCCCCCTTCAGGTTCCCTTACTAATTCAATTCTTGGGGTATCATCTGCATTCTGCGGACCTGGCAATGTTTCACCAGGTGGTCGATCAGCTAAATCTGGCCCTGCTTGTTCTGGTTTTGGAGGAACTGACTTATTATTTATATTTGATGGCCCTATAGGTATTTTACCATTTCTAGGAAAATTCCATGCACCACCTTCAGCTTTATGTGCGCTAAAATGCATAGCATCATCGCTTGATCTCCATGCACCACCCCATCCCAATCCATGTTTTTTAGCTAACTCTTGGGTATTTTCAGGCATGTCTGTAATTGGAGCATTTGCAGGTCTTGGCATAAAAAATCCATTAGGTACTCCTCCCATTACTTGATCTGGCCAGTTTATATCAATAGCTCCACCTGATGCATGAACTGACCAGCTCCCACTTCCTGATGCTGTTTTTCTTTTTGAATAACCTGCTAATTTTTTAATTTTATATCCAGTTGCTTCTAAATCATCAATAAACCCTTGAAAATTGTCTTTAAACATTTCAGCAACCATTGCAGTTAAACCTGAACTAGTTTTAACAGGAACTAATATTCCTTCTTCATCTGAATTAACATCAGTGTTTCCAGATTCACTTCCTAAATCTCCAGTTTCATGTAATCCATCACCTGTGGAGCCTGTGTAATTGTTTTTACCTCTACTAGTTTTAAGTGCAACTTGTGTTGATTTTACGGTTGAATTACCTTTCATAAAAATGTCAGGAGATATGTAGATTTCCGCAGTAGGAATCATCCCAGGATCTTCTCTATCTGTATCTTCTTTTTTAAATGCGTGTGGGTTTAAGTTTTCATGATGCATCCACGGCTCGTGCTGCGGAGCTCTTGCAAGTATCGAATCGTATATAATAGGCTTATTTGCGCCTGGAATTACATACGGTAAATTTATAGTTGGCAACGGTTCGATAACTAATGCATCAGTTGGTGGCGTTGGAATAGTTGCAACTTTCGGTGTTTTTGCACGTTCAGAATCGTTCCCCCATGTAGATAATCCGCTGTTCCAATGAATTACTGCTGCATCCCCGGCTATAATTGTATCGTCTATTAAATTAATACCTTCATTTGCTCTATAATGTTGCGATGCATCAGTGTCTATTGAAATTTTATCTTTTACAAATACTCGCTGTTCTCCAATTTCTATTTGTAAATGTTGATTTCCTTGTTCTATCACCGTAAACATATCTTTTACTATTTCCATATGATAGTTTCTACCTATCCTGGATTTTGTGTCATTTGATACAAATATATGTTGATTGCTACATTTAGTTTGAAAAGATAATCCTGCAATATCATTAATATCTTGTTCTGCTTTTCTAAACCAACTCTTTTTTGCTTCCTCATGTGTTGACATTTCTGACTTTTGAAAAATGCTTTGTTTAGAATGCAAGTGATAATCTTTTTCAACAGTTGTCATTTTCGTTAACCCTACATGAGTATCACTTGTTCCTTTAACTGTTAATCGATAATCTTTGCCAACATATAAATTAGTATTAAACACGCTTTCTAAATGTATGCGGCCGCTTTCTTTATTATCTAAATATTGTTGCTCGTCACTCCATCTAGCAGTAGCTTTCATGTTAATATTTCTACCTGCTTCAACATTAAAGTCCCTTTCTGCAGTTAAATTAATGTCATTATTACTCATAACACTAATACTATCTTCTGCGTAGATGTCAATCTTCCCATCAGAAGTGAGCTCAATCCATGCTGTTCCTCTTGAATTTGAAATATAGATTAAATCTTCAGAATTATGCAATAATATTTGATGACCAGTTCTTGTCCGTAATCGAACTAATTCGTTATGTGGAATAGTTTCATCGCCTTCTAATTCTTCGGCATCTCTATTATAATAAAATGGAGGACCTTCTGCAGCATGTGTTTTTCTAACGTATCTTTCATTACCATCATCTAAAACAAAACTAGAACCGCCTAATCGATTATACGCATAATTTGCTTTTTTATGAGTAGCTCCCAATTCAACTCTAGGTGATCCGGCTCGTTTATCTAACGGGCCAGGTGTGCTAAATCCAAATACCATACTTGGCACTTCTCGTCTTGCACTACTTGTTGTTGTTCCCCTGGTTTCATCTTCTAGCAATCCTTGATTTTCAAGGATACATGTAAAGTCTTTGTTATAAGGTTTTTTAAAATAGGTTGGGTCAATTTTTAATCCATCTTCCAATTCTTTATTGTATTCACCTACTGGAAGTTTCATTTTTTTTAAATTTTCAGGTGTCGAGTCAGTTGTAACAGTTGTACAGGCCCTTCCATCAGGAACCATAAAATTCATAAAATCATCTTGAATACACCCTATCCAATATCCCATATCTGCATTACCTTCTGCAAATATTACTAAAACTTTTGTGCCAATATCGGGTGGAATAAACCACATTCCATATGACTTTTGTGTATGGGCATAATCATCTACTTTTTGCAACCCTTTGTTTGATGTTACTCCGTAAAAAGGTGACAGATACTTCACTTGTATAATTTGGCCAGACCTTTCAGGTATATTTCCAGATTCTGTATATTTTAAAAGCTCGACTTCAAGAGTTCCCATAAATTGTTTATCTAAATGATTTACAACTATTGCTTCGTATGGTCCTGGATTTTTTATTTGAACTTTATGATTATTGGACGTTCTTGTATAACTTCGATTTTCATTAGACATTTGTATTACTCATTATTAAATGTTGGAAATTGCTTTGATATTGATGATGCTGTATTTGATACTGCAGTTACTAAGTTATCTGCTAAAGAACTTAAATTATCACTTAACTCATTTATCGAATCGTATGCACTTTTTTCAATTGACACAATTTGACTCGTTACTTGATCGACTAAATCAGAATTGACAATATTCTCTTTTACAGAATCGAACATTTCACTAAGATCTGGGAAATCACTTAAAAAATCAAACTCATCTGGAATATCAATACTTGGAGCGTTACCGCTTAAAATATTATCAAGATCAACATCGTTAATTACATTACTTAACGCTGATTGCAATGCTTGCTCTGGGTTAGTTAATAATTGTAACGGATCAATTTCAGGTGGTGAATCTCCATAAGTTGGTACGTTAACATTTTCAGGAACTTTACCAACATTTAAAATTTCACTATTTGATTCCCCAACTGCATAAGAAGAATGCGGATCTTTTGCTAATGGGTCTAGTTTATGAACTAACGTATCATACACATATCTGCCTGTCCTAAAATCATATCTAGTATCAAACGGTCTAGGATTACTATAATTGTAAGGATTAACCGGAGGCACTATTTTCTTTGCAGGTAACCGACGATCGCCTGCATTACCGCCTAATACATCTCCTACTTTAGGACCTCCTAATATTGATAGTGCGCGTTGCTTAGTACTAGTTCCATATTTAGGTTTAGCAGTATTTGGCGACGATGCTGCATAACTAATTTCTTTTCCTGTTCCTGGAACTCCACTTTTAATATCTTCAAGCATAGTAAATAATGCATCTGGATCGTGAAATGCTTTGTTTAGTCCGTCCCCGGCATAATATGTTTCTCCTTTTTGTACACTCCTAAATGCCCCTTTCATGTCGTATGGTACAGGAAATGATGCAAATTCTTGTGCTAATTTGACCATAAATTTATGTGTAGGTACGTTTTCGTCGTTTGCTAACCATTTTCGGTAAGATCTAACAACTTCTAATCTTTTGATTATCAATGCATCTTGGATATCAGGAGAAAACAAAGTTGTCAATGGGTCTACTCCTAAGTATCCTATACATTCTTTTAATGTTTTACGAATTATTTGATATCTGCCACATGCTGACGATTTAAAACCCTTATCTATCCTCATTTGTTGAAACTTTAAAACTTCTGCGAGGGTCATTTGTACTAATGATTGCTCGATTGTTCCCGGATATAATGACATATAAGGATCTTTCCCTCTAACTGCTTCTGTTTTTGCAATCAGATTTAATAATGCTATATCTTGTGCTGATAATGATGCCATTTAAACCTCTTTATATTAATCTGTTTCTACTTTTGTTATGTTTTTAATAATAGTACCTTTATTATTTGTTGCAGGGTCGTCTTGACCTCTACGTCTAATCATTTTTAATACTTGTGTAAATTTCCCTTTACTAAACTTATTTGTTACTCCCCATACAGAAAATAAGCCACTAAACCTTGCTACTTTTTCAGCAACTTCCATTGTAGGGCCGGTCATTTGATAATCAAAAGGCGTTAAGAAATTTACTATAACAAAAACTTCGTATTCAGTATATGCCATTCGATAATCATCACCGTAGTCGCTAGAAACTGATAGCGTTCCATTTTCAGTTTTTCCTACATAATTTCCTGTTTGTTGTGGTATGAAAAATGGATCTCCCCATATTGTCATTTCTACTGAAACCATATCTACTATTTGATTAGTAATTCTATGATGGAAAATTTCTGCAATTTTGTTGCGTATATCATAACTTTTTGTTCCTGATACGTTTACACCTGGAAGTTCTACAGCTTCAATTGTTTGTCCTTGTATTTCACTTTTTTCAGGCTGCGATGTTTGTTGAGTAGCTTGTCCTCCTCGTTCAATTTCATCTCTTGCAGCTTTATGAGATGCATTACTTAATCCTGATGCATCAGATCCTGAATTTTCAGCAAAATTTGCAAATGCTAATTGCGTAAACGCATTATTAAAATTAATATCAAAATCTATTATATCTTCATTTTTTCCAGTGTATATATAATTATATTCTTTAGCCGCAGTTTTTTTCAATCCTTCAGTGTTATCAGGTCGTTCTCCACCTGATAAGAATTTAGCAGAATCTGGATGATACGGCATAACTGCATATACATATACTTTAGGTGGTCTACCTATTTGAACTTCCGAAGCTGGATCATGATCTACAAATGTGTAACTTTCAATTCTCCACCATTTAAATGCTCCATTAACCGGTTGTGCTGTTGCATGATCTCTACAATACTGACTTTGTAACAATACTTTTTCAATAAAAGATGTTATTGTTTCTTTTGAATGTGATTGAAATGTTTTAGATTTTTCTGAAAAAGTTAATTCTGTACCACCAATTCGATTAGTATCTGTTTTTTCATTTTTAACAGTATTATTATCACCCATCGGTTGTTCTCTTGCTTCCGCAGTATTTTCAACAATAATACTTTTGCCGATTTCATTAATAAACGAAGGATCTGTTGCATAATTTAATAATTTAGTAAAAATATCACCTTTGGGCTGAATTTTTAATGCTTGAGTTGTAGCTTCTTTAGGTCCTGGATTATCTAAATCTGGAGGGCTCTTTTTACCTAACTGTTGCTGTGTTTCTTCTACTGCATTTACAGTATATGTTTTAGGTGTAATTTCATTATTAATAACTTTAGTTAAATGATCTGGTTCTTTTGGAAAACATATAAGATATCTATCACTTGCAATTTGTTTTTTTGTTTCTTCATTATATTCGGTTCGATCATTTAGTGCAGTAGTGTACGATTGAACGCCTGATACTAAAATTTCATGTACAAACTGCCCTGTTACATTAATAGTAGTCTTTGTTTGATTATTTGAATCAGACATTGCGTCTTCACTGTAAGGTACTGCTTCGACTTGATATTGAGATCCTTTTCCTGTAACATTAAGATCAACTTTTACTATTTTTATTGGCATATACGACGGCGATGCTAGTTTGGTTGGAACGTCGCCTGGTTCGTTCCAACCATAAAAATCGATTCTAATACAAAACGGAGCATCTGCATAGTTTTTAAATCCTTTGCTATCTGCTGCGGAAATTAATGCTTGAATGAAATTACCCATAGAATACGGTTCAATAACTGTAAACTGCATAGATGTTCCAATTGCAACTCCTGTTTTTTTATTTGGAGCAATTGCTGCATCAAATTCTAAATCTTCAATAAAATATTCTGCATCGTCACCTCCTTCAATTGGTAACTTAAATCTACTACCATAATCACCACCGCCTGACTGGATAATATAAGGATCCATAGTATTTGGATTTTTTCGATAACTTATAGGGTTATTATATTCGCCTGCAGATAGTATTCCTAATGTGATAATATAATTATAATGATTATGATCTCTTAACGGATTAGGGATCCTACTTGCACTATTTCCTGATGATACTTCTCCAGCATTTATTACATTTGTTGATTGTTCTTTTGGAATTTTATCAAGTGAAGATTCTTCTGCTTGAATATCTTGATAATATTGTGATCGCTTTCCACCAATCGGTCCGACTACTTCTGCAAAACTAACTTCTTCGACAACTAATTTACTACCGGGAAATGATGAAAAATCAATAAATTCTGGTAATATTTTATCTGCAGTCGTTTCAATGTTTTTAAATAACGATGAAATTGAACTAAATGCACTTGAAGAATCTTTTAGGAAGTCATTTGCAAAATCAGAAATACTATCACTAATACCACTAGCATCATTTAATATATCGTTAAAACTTGTTTTACTAAAATTTGACAAACTGTTAATTTGTTCTGATATATTCTCTGCAACATCTGTTACAGCAGTTTTCGCGCTGTTAAATTGGTCAATTAAAAAATCACTAGAATCACTTACATCAAGTGTAGATGATATTGGCCCGAACTCGTTTAAAAAATCAGTTACGTCATTAACACTTATGTTTGCTATATTGTTTAATACTGTATTTGCTGCGTCAGTAGCAATTGATTCAAATTGTATTGCCATTTAAATTCCCATATATTGTGTTATATATTTTCCTTGAGGTAGATATATTTCTGTTCCTGCAATAAAATCAAATACTGGATCTTTTAATGTATCAGGATTTCGTTGTGCAAAAATCCACCATAGTTCTTTTTTCCTATACAAGTCATAAGCCAATAAATCCGGCCTGTATGTATATACTGTTGTTATCACAAATAAAGGATCATTATCAGCTCTTGGAATAGGTATCGGCTCCCATATACCTAAATACCCTGATTTTGTAATTTCCGTATTTTTGTATGCTGTTAACTTTAGATTCATTATACAAATCCTTCGGAACTGCCAACAAATTCGCCTTTTGCAAATTTTTCTAATCCAAATTTTGCATGTGTTCTACGTGCATAATTAGGTACACATGTTACAGAAATAGTAGACTTTACAGGAACATAATTAGTTTCACCATCTAGCTTACATTCAATATAATCTACATCTGGATTTAAATCTGCTGTAAAATTTGTAATAATTACAGGAATATTATTTAACACATGCTTTCCATACCCGTTTAATCTACATACTACCGGGGGCATTCCAACTAATGCACTATTCCCATAAAACATTTTAGTAGCTGATCGTAAAAAATGCACACTAGCTAACCAGTATTTGGCATCATCGTCGTTTTCGCTATAAAACTCACCTGAAATTACATAATTATCAACAACACTATTTTCATATGAATTAAACGCATAATTAGTATGAGTTAATGTAATCGGACTATATTGTGCAGTATGACTAATAGTTATCGACGGATTAAATGGGAATATCATTCTATTATTTGTTTTACTTAACGGTTCTAATGCACCTACTGTTGGAAATATAGACGGTACTGAAATATTTACTCTCCAGTCAACTGCATTTGCTCCTGTAGTTGATTTAACTTGAACCTGTATTTGTTTAGGCTGTTCTGGATTAGCATTATCGCCTATACCTTGTGCTTGAACCGTTCCTTGTCGAGCTGCACTTGCAATATTATCGGTATTTTTATTACCTTGTGCAAGAATTTTACTAATTTCAGTTTGACTTTTTGCAAGCCCTTCTCCAACTTTACTTTTAGGTATATTAACACTATACAATGCATCATTTATTACTGGATCTGATGCAATTTGATAATTTGCCGGTATATTTACTTGTGTCGATATTGGAATACTACTGTAATTAGTATTAATTGTAGTAGTTTCGTAATTATTGGCCATAAAACTCTCCTATATATTGTATTTACCTGTCTTAAAAAAACACATTTTTAACTGATAAATAAAAATATACTTGACATCGGTATCAATTTATTGTATACTATACGTTTTAACTAGAATAGGTATTATGGTAGAATATAAAATAGTTCATTCAGCTACATATCGTGGATTAGGCGAACGAGTGGAAAGTTTATTAAACGATGGATGGCAATTATATGGGAATTTTACGTATGTCCCAACCCGTAATAGTGTAGAGTATGTTCAAGTAGTTATTAAAAATATTATTGTAGACAACACTATGGAGTCTTATGCAGAAAAAAAATTATCTTAATAATAAAGACATTTTATTAGAAATTCATCGATCAAAATCATCATTTAGTTCATTTTCTTCACCAGACTACGTTGATTACGACTTAATTTTAGATTCTATTAATGATATAGACGAAGAAGCACTAATAACTGCTCGCAAAAATAAAGCTAAATGCCTAAGCGTTGTTGAGTTTGAAAATGCAAAACTTACTCAAAAAAGAGTAAAACTACAAGAGTTTGAAATCGATCCAGATAGTATTAAACCGTCGGAAGTTGTCTTTAGGATAATGACTTATGATCATATCCCTAATGCTCCAGGCCGTAAGAAAAATCCTAAATCAATTGCAGATAGTAAAGTTAAGTTAAATTTTCCACCATTTCAACATTGGAAAATGGATGAATACGGAAACTTAGAATGTGTCGGTAAAAGTCATTGGAAAGGCGATGTACATTCTGGTAAATTTTGTAAAGATAAAGGTCAAACTACTAATAAGTTAGCATTAATGTGGCTAAAACTAGTTGAACGATATGCTACTAGAAGCAATGTACGCGGGTACACGTACAACGATGAGATGAGAGGGCAAGCAATTCTTCAACTTGCTCAAATTGGATTACAATTTGATGAATCAAAATCAAATAACCCATTCGCGTATTATACACAAACTATTAAAAATAGCTTCGTTCGTGTAATAAATATTGAAAAACGCAATCAAAATATTAGAGATGACATTTTAGAATCTCATGGATTAGCTCCTAGCTATACTAGATTGCACAATGCTGAATGGGAATCTCAAGTTAAAGATGAATAATCTAACTATAGATGATCTTATTAATAAATCTAGATTAAACTTAAATGATTTATGTAAATTTGATGAGTCATTTACGCAATTAGCTATAGATCTTAATACAAATAATGCCAGACAATTGCTCTGGCATTATACTAACAATACTAACACAAAACCAACTTGCCCGGTATGTCAAAAACAATTAAAATGGCATTCTGATCTAAGAAAATATCGATCCTATTGTAGTAATAAATGCACTGCAATAGGATCAGTAGATCTTGCAAAAGCTACTTCGTTAAAAAAATACGGCGTAGAACATTACTCACAAACTCAAAAGTTTAAAGAAGCAGTTGTTAATACTTCATTAAAAAAATATGGGGTTGAACATTACTCACAAACTCAGGAATTTAAAGAAGCAGTTGTTAATACTTCATTAAAAAAGTACAATACTTCACATGCAATGCAGTGTGATTCTATAAAAGAAAAAGTTAAGAAAACTATAGAAGAAAAATACGGTGTAGATTACCTCACTTATATGGCTTCTATTCGATTAACCGGACAAACAACTAGATTAAAAAAATATAATAATAAGAACTTTGTTAATATTAATAAACGGAAGCAAACATTATTAGCAAAATATGGAGTCGATCATCCATTAAAGTCTAATGTTATAAAAAATAAAGCAGTTAATACTCGAAAAAAGAATTACTACCCTGCAACTGTACTAAACAAGTTAAATAATCCTATGTGGTTGCAATCTCAGTTTGATTCTGGTCTTACGGTTTATCAAATTGCAGAACAATTAAATGTAAGTTCTTCAAATTTAGGAAAATACTTTAATCAATATAATATTAATGTTAATATAGGAAGAAATACGTCACAAGGTGAATACGAAGTAGTGCAATTTTTAAAATCATTAGGTGTTAATACTATTATCACTAATGATCGATCTATATTGAATGGAAAAGAATTAGATATTGTATTACCTGATTATAACTTAGCAATAGAATATAATGGTGTTTACTGGCATTGTGAGAGCAAAGGGAAAGATAAACACTACCATTATAATAAAACTAAACTTTGTAATGAAAATGATTACCAATTATTGCATATTTTAGATATTGATTGGAATGATCCTATTAAACAACAAATTTGGAAAAGTATTTTAAAATCAAAATTAAGATTAAACTCTAGAATATATGCAAGAAAATGTATCGTAAAAGAACTAGATACTAAAACTGCTCGAGAGTTTTTTACTAGTAATCATTTAAACGGTTATGTAGGTGGGCATACTAAATTAGGCTTGTTTTACAACAACGAACTAGTACAAGCAGTAGTTGTAGGTATTCCTAGATTTAATAAAAAGTACGATAACGAACTAATTAGATTAGCTAGTAAATTAAATACAAATATCATAGGGGGAGCAAGCAAGTTATTAGCATCAATTAAGGGATCAATTATTTCATATGCTGATAATAGCTACTCAAATGGTAATGTATATGCTACCCTTGGATTTAAAAAATTAAATACCGTGTCATTTAATTATTATTATGTTAAAAATAATGTACTAGAGTCAAGAAATAAGTTTCAAAAACACAAATTAAACAAACTATTACCATTTTTCAACCCTAACTTGTCAGAAGTAGCCAATATGAGATTGAATAATTATGATCGATATTGGGATGCTGGGCAATTAACTTTCATAAAGGAGTAAAATGTTTAAAAAAGCTGCAGTTTTCACAGATTTACATTTGGGATTAAAAGGAAATTCAAAAACACATAACCAGGATTGTGAGGAATTTATTGATTGGTTTATTAATCAAGCACAATTACATAATTGTGATACTGGAATCTGCTGTGGGGATTATCACCATAGTCGAAGTGCATTAAGTATCACTACATTATCTACTTCGATTAAAATTTTAGAAAAATTAGGAAAATCATTTAAACATTTTTTTTATTTTCCAGGTAATCATGACTTATATTACAAAGATAAACGTGATTTACATTCTGTTGAGTTTGGACGGCATATTTCAGGTATAACTGTAATTAATTCTATAACCGTTGATGATAATGTTGCATTAGTTCCTTGGCTTATAGGTGATGAATGGAAGAAAATTTCTAAGATTAACGCAGAATATATGTTTGGTCACTTTGAATTACCTACATTTTACATGAACTCATTAGTTCGTATGCCAGATCACGGTGATTTACGTGCTGAACACTTTGTAAATCAAAAATATGTGTTTTCTGGGCATTTTCATAAACGTCAAGTTCGTGGAAATATTCATTACATAGGAAACGCATTCCCTCACAACTATGCAGATGCATGGGACGATGACCGTGGAATGATGATTATTGATAAAGAAAACGGATTAGAACCTGTATATTTAAACTGGGATAACTGCCCACGATATAGAACTGTTAAACTTTCCGAATTACTCGAACCGGATACTAGTATAATTAAAGAAAAAATGCACTTGCGAGTAGCAATTGATATTCCTATTTCTTACGAAGAAGCTTCTTTTATTAAAGAAACATTTGTAAATCAACATAAATGTAGAGAACTTACATTAATTCCACAAAAACAATTAGAAGAAATAAACACTGAACTTAATATTGAGCAATTTAAATCAATCGATACCATTGTATCAAGTGAAATTGCCGCAATAGACTCTGATAATTTTGACAAAAACCTGTTGTTATCTATTTACGAGGATTTATGATCTGTATTAAAGATTTAACTGTAAAAAATTTTATGAGTATTGGGAATATAACTCAATCTGTTTCATTTAATACTGATAGTTTAACCCTTGTATTAGGGGAAAATATCGATCAAGGTGGGGACGATTCTGGGTCGAGGAATGGCGTTGGCAAAACTTCTATTGTTAACGCATTATCTTATGCACTTTATGGTCAAGCACTTACAAATATTAAGAAAAACAACTTAATTAATAAAACTAATAACAAAGGAATGTTAGTTACTTTACATTTTGAAAAAAACGGTGTCGATTATAGAATTGAAAGAGGTAGATTACCTAATATATTAAAATTTTATATCAACGATCAAGAACAAGAGGAAGATGTTGATGAATCTCAAGGCGATTCGAGAAAGACACAAGAAACTATTAACAGTTTATTAGAAATGTCGCACGATATGTTTAAGAACATTGTTGCATTAAATACGTATTCAGAACCATTTTTATCTATGCGAGCCAACGATCAACGTGCAATTATTGAACAATTGTTAGGCATTACTGTTCTTTCTGAAAAAGCAACTCAGTTAAAAGAAGAAATTCGTTCAATTAAAGATTCAATTACTGAAGAAACTCTAAAAATCGAAGCTATTCAAACTGCTAATAATAATATTCAACAAACTATAAACAGTTTAACTACTAAACAAAATGCTTGGAAACTTAAACACAACGAAGATATCTTACAATTACAAGCAGCTATTCAAGAATTTGAAAAATTAGATGTAGAAAAAGAAATTGAAGCACATAAAATTAAAGATTCTATCATTGCTAAACAATCAAAAGTAGCAGAAGCATCAAAATGGGTTAAATCCCTTGAATCTGATATTGCTTCAAGTAATGCTACTATTGAAAAACTTAGATCTGAACTTATTATGTTAAATGATCACAAGTGTTATGCGTGTGGAAATAAGCTACACGACACTAAACAAGAAGAAATTAAGTCTATTAAAGAAGATGCTTTAACTGATTTAACTCATCATTTATTAGTAATAACAGGACAACATCGTAGCTACACTGCTTCTATTGAAGAACTTGGAGAAATTGAGTCTCTTCCGACTACATTTTATCAAACAATCGATGAAGCATACAATCATCGTTCCACAATCGAGTCTCTCCAAAAAGAATTATCGTTAAAACAACAAGATGAAAATCCATATAATGCTCAGATTGTTGAATTAAAAGAAACTGCACTACAACCTATTGTATGGGACACTGTTAATCAGTTAACTTCTCTAAAGGAACATCAAGATTTTTTATTAAAACTATTAACAAATAAAGATAGTTTTATTCGTAAAAAAATTATTGATCAAAATCTGTCTTACCTTAACAATAGATTAACATATTACTTAGATAAGTTAGGCTTGCCTCATCAAGTTATCTTTTTAAATGATTTATCAGTAGAGATTTCACAACTAGGGCAAGATTTAGATTTTGATAACTTATCACGAGGTGAGCGTAATAGATTAATTTTAGGATTAAGTTTTGCATTTCGTGATGTATGGGAAGGATTATACCAAAATATTAATTTGTTATTTATAGATGAATTAATCGATTCTGGTATGGATGCTTCCGGTGTAGATAACGCATTAAGTGTTTTAAAAAAATTTGGAAGAGATCGTAATAAAAATGTATTTTTAATTTCTCATAAAGACGAACTTGTTAATAGAGTAAATACAATCCTCAAAGTAATAAAAGATTCAGGGTTTACTTCATTTTCAACAGATGTAGATATTGTTATTTAATAACGTATTAGTATCCATTATTAATTCTTAGGTAAATACTAAAATATATACCTAACTTAATGGATACTACTTATGAGATATAACGAATTTAAAGACGTTGAAGAACAACTTAATGAAGGACCTTTTAACGCATTTACTTCAGGTGCAAAAAATATAGCTGGAAAAGCTATGAAATGGCTTCCCAGTTCAACAGCTAAATCAATTGGAGCAAACTGGCAAGGTCAACATCAATTTGCAAAACTAGCTAATGGCTTACATACAGAATTTAGTCAATACTTAGGTACACTGGGAAAACGTATTGCACAAGGAACAGGTGACGACTTAGTTACTTTTTTAAAATCAAAAAATATTCCACCTAAAGGAATACCTGCAGGCGTTTTGAATAAACAACAATTAAACACTGCTATGATTCAAGCTGCTAAAGATATGCCAGAACCTGAGACTGCAGCAGGTAGTCAACCTGCTGCTGCAGGGGCTAGTACTACATCGGGCTCATCATCAGTAAGCGGGTCATCGAAAACTAATAGATCGAGTGCAAGTACTCGATCTTCTTCAGGATCGTCTACTATGCAAAGTAAGATCCCTAAACAAATAAAAGATCAAATTAGACAGTTATCAAGTGCTGAACGTACACAATTATTAGGATTATTGTAATGAATCGTAGATTACTAGGACAAAGAAATAAATCATCAAGACTCTTAACAGAAAGTTGGGGGCAGTTAACAGAAACACAGCAAGTTTATTTATACCGCTGGGAAAATAAAGTATGGCCGTTAGTTGAGCATTATAGTAGATTAATGGAAGCAGAATTATCTCCAGACGATATTCAAAAAATTTTTCAAACTGCTGAAACTAATGCCGAAGCCTCCGGCGATAATTTAAATACTTTTGGTAAAGTAAGTTCAGTATCTTCAAAACTTGCAAATGAACTGAAAGTTGAAATTGATAAGCTATTAAAATCTGCACAAAATACTAAACCTGTTAGAAATATAGATGCACAATTTATAAAATTACAAAGACAGTTAACAACTGCATTAAAAGGCAAGCCGTATGGTAAAAAAGTATTAGCCGCAGTTAAACAATGGCAAAAATTTTCAAAAGATTCACCTGTAAAAAGTGCATTTATTGTCGGTGCTATGGTTGCTATACTATCATTTGCAAGCGGTGGTGTGGTTAGTGGATCTGCTATTGGCTTTTTTATTAGATTAACTAATAATGCTATCAAAGGTGATAAACTATCTACTGCTCTTGGAAAGGGTGCTATGGGTGCTGCTGCAGGTGCTGCAGTAGGCGGCGTTAGTGACATGATGAATGATTCTCCTGATGAATGGTCTAATGTATACGATGACGAAGATAACGCTACAAGTAATAGTAATAGTAGTTCTAATTACAGTAGCGGTTCTGCAGGAAATGATTCATCATTTGATAAAAATGCTGCAACTTCACACAGCAGTGCAAGTAGCAACGATACTAGTAGTATGAAAAAACCGCCAATGACTCTTGATAACTTAAAAAAAGGATATATCACTCCTGATGATTATGCAATAAACCAAATACAACAACAAATTAATTCTGGATCTATTGATGCTAGCGATGATGCTGCAATTAGAAGTGCTTTAAATAACTTAGATTTAGGTAATACTGTAGTAGGCAGTGATTGGGATAGACTCGAAGAAATAGTTAATCGGCACAATTTTTCCAATGCCGCAGATTTTGTTCCTACTACTAAAGCAGAGTATGCTCAAGAAGTTTATGACAAATATATAGGAAAATATCACAAAGGTCTGCCTGCTAATCAAGAATTGTTAGATAAGATTGCAGCTAATATCCAAGGTGAGGATGGGAATTTTAAGTTCAAAGGAACAGTTGTAAGAGGATATTATCTTTCTCCTGACGAAGCACAAGAATATAAACGCCTTTTAACTCAACACGGTGGTAAAGGATCATTTAACTTACCGGAACCTGTCGAGCAGTTCTTAAAAGATAAAAATCCAGGATTTGCTGCTGATGTTGAGGCTAATTTTGAAGCTAAAGAAGCTTCTAGAATAGATCAACTGAGAAACATGACTGATGAAGAGAAACAAACGTATAATAATACTGAAGACGAGCTTGGGGATTTACCTACGCCAGCAGACGAACAAATTGCTAAATGGGATGCTAAACATAAGGCTAACAAAGAATCTATGTTAAAATCATCTTCAAACTTGCTATCAGAATCAAATACGTTATTAAACAATTTAGAAGCATCATTACTTGCATCATCTACATATGTTATTTCTGAAAGTACATTCGGTGATTTGGTAAAATCGGCACAAAAATCGGCACAAAAAGTTGCTAAAAAAGCATCTCGCAAAGTTACTGCTGACATGCTAAATTCTTTATGGAAGAACGCAGGTGAGCCGACTGATAGTAGTAGCATAGCAAATATTCTAAAACAAGCAGGACTAACTGATACTAGTATCGACGATATTGCTAATAGTCTTTCAATTGATTTAGCTACTGCAACTATTCCAAATCAAAGTTCAAATACTACAGGTAGTAGTGCAGGTAATGCTGCAAGTGGTGCTGGTAATGCTGCAAGTGGTGCTGGTAATGCTGCAAGTGGTGCTGGTAATGCTGCAAGTGGTGCTAGTAATGCTGCAAGTGGTGCTGGTAATGCTGCAAGTGGTGCTGGTAATGCTGGAAATATTAGTATTCAAACATTAGCTGATGATATTAAACGGTTAGGATTGCAGAAAAAAGTTAAAAAATTTATTAATAAACACTACCCTGAAGTATCTACTGAACCAGAGGTATCTACTGAACCAGAGGTATCTACTGAACCAGAGGTATCTGCTGAACCAGAGGTATCTACTGAACCAGAGGTATCTACTGAACCAGAGGTATCTGCTGAACCAGAGGTATCTACTGAACCAGAGGTATCTGCTGAACCAGAGGTATCTACTGAACCAGAGGTATCGCCAAAAGTTAAGAATGCGTTTGATAAAAATTATGAAGCTGTAAAGAAGTACACTGCTGCTAGTGGTTCTACTGAACTAAATTTAAAAGACCTAAAACAACAAAAGCCAATAAGGGACCGTATACTTGCAGATTTTAAAAAGGTACATACTGCATCAAATAGTAATGTTCGTTATAAAATGTTAAATAATGCTGCATCTAAAATTTTAAATCCAGAAAATTCAATTTACAATCTTACTAATTACGCAAGAGCATGGGTGGAAATTAGTAATGGAGCAGATGTTCCATCAACTTCAGAAATTTATTTAAATGTTAAACCTCGAAGACCTGGGAAAACTAAAACTAATAACCAACCAAACGCTCAACAGCAGCAGTCAAATGAAAAGAAACCGAGTTCTAATGATCAACAGCAGCAGTCAAATGAAAAGAAACCGAGTTCTAATGCTCAACAGCAGCAGTCAAATGAAAAGAAACCGAGTTCTAATGCTCAACAGCAGCAGTCAAATGAAAAGAAACCGAGTTCTAATGCTCAAAAGGAAAAAACTAAAATTACTGATATAAACGACTTATATAATAAAGTTAACAACTACGAGCCTGCATCAGGAGTAACAACTATAGGTCAACCTTTAAAAGATTGGTATGAAGAAGTGTTTACTAGACTTGAAAATAGTACAACTCTAGATAGCACTAAAAACTTATTAATACAAATAGGAAATCAGATCTTAAATAATCCAAAATCTGATGTTACTGATCAAGCATTGATGTGGATAGATGCTGCTGGCAAATACCAAGAAGATTTAAAAAATAGTGTTAAAACTGCACCAAATAATACTAGTAAACCGGCAAAGGATGATACTACAAAATCAAAGAATAATAAACAACCGGCTAAAACTACAGATGTGAAAATAATAAAGAATAAAATTAGCAACTCAAAATCTGGAAAAGAACTTGCTGAGATAATTAACGCTTTGCCAGAGATAGATTCAGCTAGCACATTGGAGTTTGATAAACAAAATGATTTAATAATAAAAACATGGGAAGAGCGAATTGATGAATTATCAGAGTTATTATCTAAACAACAATTAAATTCTATAGAACATAAGACAGCACTCAAACTTTTACAGAGTACTGCTACAACATTAGCTAATCTTAATAATCGAAATGTTGATGTTTCACCTGGAAAGGATTCGTGGAATAAGTTTGTTAATAAATTTAATAACATTGAGGTAGTAAATGAAAGTACATATAAGTACATTTCTAATGTTCTAAAACGGAATAACCTAAAGTGGTCTGACATTGGAGCTCGTGTAATTATGGGCGAATCAAAAGGAACTAAATATTATCATATTTCACGATCAAAAAACTAAAGGTTACTTATGATTACATTCAACGACAATGATGCACATGATCAATTATTAGAAGCATTTCTAGCATACACCGCCGCTAACGATGACTGGCGGAAAAGCCAAACTTGGAGAAAATATTACACGGCCGGTAGAATGCTACGCAATTTAATCCAAGAAGCAAAGGCACGTCAGACTGAGTTACATGAAGAACGTAATCGTCGATTTGATACAAATAATGACGTTAACTCAGACTAATATTTAAAACTTGGTGATATTAAACTATGCTACTTTCTTACTTTAACAAATATTTAAAAAATAAGGAAGTAGCATGGATTTAGGTCATTGGATATTTGATAAAGAATTTAACCCTGAAGACTGGTATGGATTCATTTATCGAATACGAGATTTAACTACTAATCAAGAATATATTGGTAAAAAATGTTTTTTCAATCAACTACGCAAAGTAGTTAAACACAGAAAAAATCGTAAAATTATAAAAAAAGAATCAAACTGGAGAACTTATACTAGTTCTTCTACTCATCTAAACCATGCAATCGATGAAAAAGGAAAAGACAATTTTGAATTTTTCATCGAATCCCTTCATAAAACTAAAGGTTCATTAACGTATGCAGAAGTTAGAATGCAAATACTAGAAAATGTATTAACTGAAAAGTTACCTAACTCACTTCCTCGATATTACAATCGTCAAATATCTGCAATAAAATTCATCCCTCCTGATTTGCTACCAGAAGAAAAAGAAATGACTAGGAAAAAAATTTAAAAAAACTCTTGACTTTTTGATTTTTGACACTATAATAAGTATATAACATTAGGCACACTTATTTAGGCATATACTCAGGCACACTTATTTAGGCATCATTAATCAGCTTTGTTTAGTCGAGGTTGCTCGACTCGTTTTGAAACTGTATGAAAAATTTCAGTTGGATCTAACGTGCTGACAGGCAAACGCTAACTTCAGGCATTAAATGATGCAGGCTCTGTGAAAAAGATTACAACCTGCTAAGTATAATATGTTGCATAACAGGCATATTGTACTTTCCGTTGACATTCGCAAAGCTAGAGTAAGGAGTACCGGTCAACCGCTTCTGTTAAATTACTTTAATTTAAATCTCTTTTGTTATGATGGTGAATACTCACTCAGATGAAGTATTTTTTTTAATTTGCCCGTTTTGGGCAAATTATGGCTCTCCTATCTAGATGAATATTCTTTAAGAGCTTTAAAAGAAATTAATAATTTAAGAACAAATAAAATAAAGTGAGTAATAAGAGTTTAGTCTACGAAGTAGATAAACGAATATTACGAAACTTTTGTTTTAACGAAGTTAAAACACTTAATAGTAGATTATAATGGAAAGGAATGCTCTCTAAAGTTGCTGTACTAACTGAATAATAACAGCAACTTGTTAGTTAAATGAAAGCAATATGTGTTTTCTTAGTTGTTTCTATGTTGTCTTTAATAATGTCTGATATTATTGTTCTATCTTCATGAGTTAAATAAAATCCTTCTTCAAGGGAAATACTTCCTCTCATAAACCAACATAACTTATAAATCTCATGTTTAATTTCTTTTTGATATCCTTCATATCTTTTTACTTCATGTAGGATCTCATCCATTGTCCAAGACAAGATCCTTATACGAAAAAATTTGATTGATCAAATGTAATAGGGATTTCATATGTTTCCGGTGCTCCTTTTTCAATATCTTCTGGTGAAAAATTAGCTTGTAACGGTTCTAATTCAAATTTAGATTTTTGTTCTTCAATGTGGTCGATTACATTTTTATAAAATTCTTTATCAGAGTTATTAATAAAGTCCATAATATATTCTGAATTAGTAACTTCTGTATCTCCAATTTGAATTTTAGTAATACTTTGAGCAATTGAAGTGATAGTTAATTCAGTTAATTTTTTAAAACTAACATTAAACTGTTTCAGTTTGTCAATATCAGACATGTCTGCATTATTCACAATTGAAAACACACGTTGTTCTTCAAATGTTTTTAAACTGTTAGCAGTAAATTCTTTGTAAGTTAACGGTCTAATAGTAACTGTCATTTCTCCAATAGAAATTTCTGGGTTAAATTCGACAGATGAAAGATTTACTAATAACTTACGTAAGTTTACAACAAAATCACGTTCTTCATTTAAGCCCGGAATATTTGAAGTAATATCCATAGAATCACCATATGTAGCAATTCGAATTGCTATCAACACTGCGTCTAAATCGATACTAGGCATACTCCATGCGTCAACAATGTTAGGAATACAACTTTGAATTACATCAACTGTTGCTTGCCCATTTAATAATGCATCAGGAGTTTTCATAATTAACTCATCTTTTGCAGTCATTGCAAAAACAGGTAGCTCACCGGTTTCAGGCATATTTAACGAGCCTGGACTATAAAATTTACCACCGCTAGGTAATTGAATAAACATTTTAGGTTGTCTAAAATATTTTTTAAGAGGATTGCTTTCAATCATGTTAGGTTTGTTATCCATTAAAATCTCCGAATAAATACGATAAATAAGTATGTTTGTACTATTTATATTTCATAAAAATAAGGATGATTTGTAGTGGCTGAAGACGTTAATATTTTAAATGTAGGACAAGCTGGCAGTGACGGTGTTGCTTCGGAAGCAACATTATACAGTTTATTGTTAGCAATGCAAAAACTAGCTAAATCCCAATCTAAAGATTCTGGGAAAGATATTAAAAAAATCATTAAGGATTTGCATAAACGATCTAAAGCAATTGAAGAAGATACCGAAGCTGTTGAAGATCATACCGAAGCTGTTGAAGATGCAACAGAAGAAACTAAGAAATTTTCAAGTTCTCTTGGTAATGTAGCAAAAGGTTCGATGATAGCATTTTCAAGAAGCTTACTTAGTATGACAGATGAATTGTTATCTAACAGCACAGCAATATCAGACTTTGCACGACATTTACCTGTTGTTGGTGGTTATTTAGATGGAATAGCTAGACATTTAGATAAAAGTATTGATGTATATCGCACGTTAAATGCAAGTGGGGCATCTTTTAACAATAGTATTGTTGAAATGAAACGAGTTTCAGCAAACTTAGAACTTAGTTTAGATGAAATGTCCGGTTTTATTTCAAGTAATTCACAGTCATTAAGACTATTAGGTGGAACAGTTACTGAAGGTGTGCAACGATTTGCATTAATGAATAAAACATTAAAAGCTACTAAACATTTTGATGATTTGAAGAATTTAGGGTTTACTGTTCAAGAAATTAATGAAGGAATGAGTGACTATATTGAGCTTCAGGCTAATATGGGAACTTTACAATCAAAATCAAATGTAGAACTAGCTCGAGGTAGTGCAGAATATTTAGAACAAATTGATAAACTTGCTAAAGTTACTGGACAAACTAGAAAAGAAGCAGAAGAAGCTCTAAAAAAACAAGCAACTGACTCTAGTGTTAGAACTTTATTAAATCAATTTGAAGAAGGATCAGAACAGTTTAAAAACTTACAAATGTCATTAGGGTTAATTGACAAAGTAGGTGGAACTGTCGGTGATGTGTTTAAAGATATGTTAGATGGAATGCCTAGCACAAAAGAAACTGGACAATTTTTTGCAATGTTAGGAAAGTCCGGTCCAGTAATGCAACAGGCATTAACTGATATAGGCAAAGGAGCGAATCCACAAGTATTATTAGATGCTATGAAATCTGCAGGTGGTGATTTAGAAAAATTTGCTCAAGGTGATGCGGCAGCTAGAAAACAATTAATTGACAATTTAAGAGCATCAAATCCAGCTATGGCAGAGTTCTTAGATGTCTCTAATAAATTAACAGCAATCGGTTCAATGGATCTTGACAAAGCAAAACAAGAGCAACAATCAAGAGATGAAACTACCGAAGCAATGGTAAAATTTGACGATGTAATGAGAACTGCTAGTGCAAAGTTACAGAAACTATTCATTGATTCAGGAGTATTTGAATTTATTACAAATAACTTAGTTGGAGCTATTGAAGTTTTTGTTAACGGTATTACTTCATTTGGAAGTGATACTGCTAAACTAGCTGCAGCATTTGGTGGACTATTAGTAGCGTCAACCCTATTTAGCAAATCATTAGGTGGAATTGGAGATCTAATTAAAGGATCTATTCTTGATAAATTTGGTAAAGGAAAAGGAGCACCTCCACCTGGATCTCCTCCAACACCTCCAGGCGGATCATTAGACCCTACTCAAGGAGCAAATAAAGAATTTGGTAAGGGAATGTACGACCTTGCTAAGAATTTTGGTAAAAGTATAAAACGATTGCTAAAAGATATTGGCTCAGGTCTTGGGTCAGCATTTGCTAGTTTAGCTAAAGGGTTAGGAAAAGGTGTAGGTGATTTAATAGCAGGTGTAGCACAAGGTATAGCAAAAATCCCACCAACTGTTGTTGCAGGAGCAACTTATTTAAGTACTGCGATTGGAATTATCGGAGCTGGCGTAGGAGTGGCTGCTGCTGCAATAGGTGCTGGCGCATGGGTTATCGGTAAAGGTATTAGCGAAATTTCTTCAGGTTTAATTGATTTTGAAAACATTAATGGCGACAAAATTATAGAAAATGCTAAAGCAATGGCTGCTGTTGGAGCTGCGCTTGCAGCTATGGGAGCAGGAGGAGTTATCGGAGCAGTAGGTAACATACTAGGTTCATTTATTTCAAGTTTAGGCGAATTAGCAGGAGTCGATACTCCTTTACAAAAACTAGAAGATTTTGCAAAACCAAACTTACCTGTTGATAAAATAAAACAAAATGCAGAAGCACTTGCAGCATACGGTAAAGCAATGGCGTCGCTTGGCAGTGGTGAAGCATTAGGAGCCGTAGGCAATATAGTAGGATCGATTATATCATCAGTTGGAGAATGGTTTGGAGCTGATTCGCCCATTGAAAAAATACAAAAGTTCTCAGAAGTAAAATTTAAAACAAAACGTATTCAGAATAATGCCGATGCTGTTAAAATTTTTGCACAAGCAATGGTTGATATTGGAGCTATTGAAAAAGTATCGCTTGAAGATAAATTTGAAGATATCGATTTAGACGATATGATTGATATCATCAACGAGTTTACAGAAAATACATTTAAACTTGATATTATCAATAATAATAAAGATTCTATTATATCATTTTCAGAAGCAATTAATGCTGCAAGTAAAATCCCATCAATGAACGATGACATTGATGAAATTGACATTGATACAATTAAAGAAAAACTGATAGAATTTCAAAGTATGGGTTTATCACCAGATATAATGAAATCTAATGCTAATGCTGTGATAGAATTTTCAAACGGTTTATCATCAGTAGGTAAAATCCCAGACACTATAAATGAAATTGAAAATATAGATATAGATGTAATTAGAGAAAAAGTATTAGAATTTCAAAGTATGGGATTACTAGCAGATGCTGTAAAATCAAATACAATGGCTATTCAAGAGTTTGCATCTGGATTAACTAGCATTGCTAATGTTACGTTTGACGAAAAAAGTTTTTCTGCGTTAAATTTAAAAATTATTGAAGATAAAGTTCTATATTTTCAAAGTTTAGGTTTAAATTCAGATATAATTAAGGAAAATTCTAAAGCAGTTCAAGAATTTTCAAGTGCAATTACATCAATCGGTTCTATTCCAAAACTAGAAAACATTGAAGAAATTGGTAAACTTGATTTTTCAAAGTTAACAGCAGCAATTATACAGTTTACAAGTCAATTGTACAATATTGAAGTAATTAAATCAAATACAGAAGCTGTGTCTAACTTTGCTTGGGCATTAGATGCAATTTCAATGTTACCTGAAATTGATGATAATTTTGAAGCAATCGATCTTAGTCAGTTAATGGATGCAATGAAGGCGTTTAGTGCAGAAGAAATTGACAATAAAGTTCTAAAAAATAATTATTTTTCATTATTGTATTTTAAAAATGCTGCTAGGGAAATGAAAAATATTACCGAGTTGTTTAATGAAATGACCGGAGCAAACGAAGCACCATCGATAACAGATACTTTAACTAAAAGTATAGTAGGAATGTTTGGCGAAGAAAAAGCAAAAGCATCTATTATTGATATTGTTAATCAAATGAATGAAGTGATGTTAGCATTTACAACATTTCAGTTTAATACCGATGTTGCTCAAAACAATGCCTTAGCATATTCTGAATTGGGTTTAGGAATTAAACACGCAAGTGAAGTAATAGAAAATTTATCTGCTATAGATTCAGCAGAAACTGCAATTGATGCAATACACCAAATAAATGAAATAATTAGTTTATTTACCATTGAACCGTATAATATAGCAAGAGTTTTAGATAATACAACTGCACTTGTTGATTTTTCAAAAGCTGTAACTGAAATTAGTAATATATTTGAATTGTTAAGAGGTTTAAACACAGAAAAACCAAAATCAATAACTGATAAGATATTCGATTCTATAACATCGATGTTTAGTGATGCTCCTGCTGAAGATACTGCGTCACCTTTATCAAAAATAATGGAGCAATTAAATCAAGCAATAAATGAATTTACAAAAAATCAGTTTGATATTGATAAAATTGACAATAATTTGAAAGCTCTTGAAAAATACCAAGCAGCAATGCAATTAGTTTCTGATTTGTCTAGTAGTTCTGGAAATATTAAACCATTAAAAATTGACGGGTTGTTTGGAAATTTCAATTTTGAGTCGCAATTAGATAAAACAAAATTAAATGATGATATAAAAAAGATAAAACCTGTTGATACTGATTTTAAAGCATCATTAACTAATCCTAACGATAAGTTAAAACCTGTTGATACTGATTTTAAATCAGTATTGGAGAATGTTAAAGTTAATACAGATACAACAACTGATGTTGAACTTAATAATGTAACTATGAATAATTTACTTACATCTGTAAATGAAATAAAACAGCTAATTAGTAGTAACATTACAACATCGGCTAATAACATAGATAATAACACTGAAATTTTGCCTACACCGCAAAAAGCAATTGGTAATACTGAACAACTAAATATGTTAATGCAGCAAGTAGTTGAAATATTAACAGAGATGCATGAATTTAATGAAGGTATTGAACGAAATACTAGAAGGATTGGAGCATTATCTGGAAATGTAGCAGTTGCAGCAACATAATTTGATTAATAAGGAATATATATATGTCATGGCGTAAATATTTTACACCCGCAAAAACCAATCAATCGACTAATGGTACCAGTAGTCCATTAACATACGGCTCATCTAACAAAAACGTAGGGCCTGCTAGATCAAACTATTCAAGTTATCTTCCAGATGTGTATGTAGGAGCTCCAAATAGAATTGATAGATACGGCCAATATAATACAATGGATCTTGATTCTGAAGTTAATGCAGCATTAGATATATTAGCAGAATTTTGTACCCAAAAAAATACATTAAATAATACGCCTTTCATTATAGATTATAATCAAGAAGCTACTAATTCAGAAGTAACAATTATACTACAATATTTACGGCAATGGTGTAAGTTGCAAAATTTTGAAACTAGAATGTTTAGAACAGTTCGAAACACTTTCAAATATGGTGATCAATTTTTTCTTAGAGATCCAGAAACAAAAAAATGGTATCATATAGATCCTATGAATGTAACAAGGGTTATTGTTAACGAGTCAGAAGGAAAAGTACCTGAACAATATGTATTAGAAAATATTAATTTTAACTTTGTACATGGAATTGCAACTACACCTCGAGAGTCTACTGGGAATATAACAGGAGGCACTTCGCAATATCAACCGGTTGGTAATGCAAATGGATTAGTTGGGCAAACTAGAGCAGTTAATACTTCTAGATTTAATACCACCGAAACTGAAGTTACAGTTGATGCAAAACATGTAATACATTTAAGCTTATCAGAAGGATTAGATAATAATTTTCCATTTGGAACTAGCCTTTTAGAAATTATCTTTAAAGTGTATAAACAAAAAGAATTACTAGAAGATGCAATTATTATATATCGGGTACAACGAGCACCCGAACGTAGGGTATTTTATGTAGACGTAGGTAATATGCCATCACATCTTGCTATGCAATTTGTAGAAAGAGTTAAAACAGAAATACATCAACGTAGAATACCTAGTGCAACAGGTGGTGGACAATCAGTAATTGATGCAGCATATAACCCATTGTGCTTAGATTTAACAACTAAAATCCCATTATTAGATGGTAGAACTTTAACATTAAATGAATTAATAGTAGAGTTTGAACAAGGAAAGGAAAATTGGGCGTACAGTTGTAATCCAGAAACAGGCGAAGTTGTACCAGGAGTAATTAACTGGGCAGGTGTAACTAGAAAAAATACAGAAGTGATTAAAATTACATTAGATAATGGAGAAACATTAACTTGTACTCCAGATCACAAAATACCTGTGTTTGGCAAAGGATTTGTAGAAGCTAAAGATTTAACAGATAAAGATAGCTTAATTTCATTTAATAGAAGAAATAAGTCAATATCAACTGATGAAACAACTAATTACCAACAAGTATGGGATCATTCTGAAAAGAACTGGAGATGGACTCATGATATTGTTGGAAAGTTTTTTAAAAAGCAAAATAAACATCAAGAGTTTACATTTTTAACAGAACATAAAGGATTAGAAAAAACAACTATTAATCATAAAGATTTTAATAGATTTAATAATGATCCTAGAAACTTACAATATATGAATATTGACGATTTTACATTATATCATTCATCCATTAATGGTAATTTTTGGAATAATGTTTCACAACTGCAAAGAGATGTAATTAGTAAAAAAATATTAGATACAACTAAACAAGATTGGAAAGAATTAAATTTTAATGAAAAAAAACGTCGATTGTCTAAATTAAAAGACTCTCAAATTAAGATTAAAACTCAACAATCCTCGATTACATTTGAAGTCTTGCAAAAAATTGCTGATTATGTTAAACAAGGATATACTAACAAAAATCAAGTTGTAGAAATGGTTAAAAATAGCAATAGTACTCAATTTGATTACAAAAATGCACAGTGTAACAAAGATTTTAATAAATTTGGACATTCAAAACTTAATTTTACACTAAAATCTTTTGGCTATAAAAATTGGAAATCTTTTGTTAACGAAATAGACAACTTTAATCATAGAGTAGTTAAAATTGAAAAAGTATCAAACAGAGATACTGGTACTATTACTATTGATGGAACAGAAAAATGGCATAATTATCATACGTTTGCAATTGATAGTGGAATTTTTGTTAAAAATTCAATCAACGAAGACTACTTTTTCCCACAAACTTCCGAAGGACGAGGCTCAAAGGTTGAAACATTACCAGGTGGAACTAACTTAGGTGAAATTGATGATTTAAAATACTTTACTAATAAATTAGTTAGAGGATTAAGAATACCATCGAGCTACTTACCAACAGGAGCAGAAGATGCATCCAGCCAATATAATGACGGTAGGGTAGGCACTGCATATATTCAAGAATTACGGTTTAATACATATTGTGAAAGATTACAAAGTTTATTAATAAATGAATTTGATAAAGAATTTAAAAAGTACTTACTAGAACATGGAGTAAATATTGATGTTTCTATGTTTGATTTAAAATTTCAACCTCCAAAAAACTTTGCAGCATATAGACAAAGTGAAATTGATAATGCTAGAATTCCAACATTTACACAGATGGCAGCATTACCGTATATTTCTAATAGATATGCACTTAAACGATTTTTAGGATTAACTGCAGATGAAATTGCAGAAAACGAACGTTTATGGAGAGAAGAAAATGAGGAAAATCTAACAGGATTAGATGCAGATTCTTCTAGCGAAATGCGGGATTTAGGCATTAACTCTACGTCAATCGGTGTAGATATGGGAGGCATTGAATCAGAGTTGCCTATGGATGAAATGCCAGTAGAAGGTGGTGAAATGCCAGCAGAAGGAGGTGAAATGCCGCCGGCAGCAGGAGCTCAACCACCGGTAGCTTAATAATTTAGATAAATATACTACAGCTAAGAGATTAATTATGATATTAAGAGAATTATTTTATTCAGATGTTGATAATATTTTACATGTAGACGATGATAATCGATACGATCCTTCATTTGACGAAACTCCAATGAAAAAAAAGGATACACGTAAAGTTAGATTAACATTAAAACAAATAAACAGAATTCGTAAAGCATCTGACTTACATAAAAAAGAACGTGAGAAAGAATTGAGTTTTATTAAACAAATGTATGGAGCTCCTGAACCAAATGAACAAGCACCAGCGTTTTAATAATGAAAGCATTTGTAGTAGGAAATGGAACTAGTCGCAAAGATATTGACTTAAATTTATTAAAAAAACACGGTAAAATATTTGGATGCAACGCATTATATAGAGAGTTTAGTCCTGACTATTTAGTTGCGGTTGATTATAAAATGATTGATGAGATTAATCATCACAAGTATCAATTAAAAAATCAAGTTTGGACTAATCCATTTAGGTTACAATCAAAATTTAAAGGATTTAATACGTTTGAAAAATCTAAAGGATGGAGTTCAGGACCTACTGCATTATGGTTTGCTAGTGAAAAACAATTTAATACTATATACATACTAGGGTTTGATTATCAAGGTATTAATGAAAAAGTTAATAACATATATGCCGGAACACTTAACTATAAAAAAGATAATGAGCCTGCTACTTTTTATGGAAATTGGTTAAGACAAACCGTTATTACAATTAGAAGTAATCCAAATATTGAGTATATAAGAGTAATAGATAATCAAAATTTTATTCCAACTGAATTTACATATCTTAATAATTTAAAACATATAAATACTTATCAATTTATAAAAGAAATAAAATGAGCTTATTTTTAGCCTGTTTCACTACACTTTTATAAGTTTTATGTAAATATATATTGACAGTTCATACCAATTAGGTAAATAAAAATTTATAGGAGTTTAAAATGGCAAATTTGGCAAAATTTAAAAAAATGCTTGAATTTCTTGTTAATGAAGAAAAAGAAGCAGCACAGGAATTATTTCACGAGATTGTAGTTGAAAAATCTCGTAATATTTATGAGTCGTTATTAGAAAGCGATTACAAAGACGACGACATGGACGATGAAGATTTAGAAGAATCTGATGATTTTGATGACGATGATGACAGTTATGTTGATAGCTTAGACGATGAAGATGAAGAAGAATACGATTGGGACAACGTAGAAGATTTTGACGAATCCGACGAAATCGGTGGTGACGAAACTGATGACTTTATGAGTGACATGGACGATGAAGACATGGACGATGAAGGCGACGATATGGAAAGTCGAGTAGTTGATCTTGAAGACGCATTAGAAGATTTAAAAGCAGAATTTGAACAAATGATGGCTAACGAAGAAGGTGAAGAAAACTTCGATGACATGGAAGACATGGAAGATGAAGACATGGAAGACATGGAAGATGAAGACATGGAAGACATGGAAGATGAAGACATGGAAGACATGGAAGATGAAGACATGGAAGACATGGAAGATGAAGAGCCTGCTATGCCAAAAGAGTCATATTCTCCTACTGAACAAATGCGTGAATATGTAGAAAAAGTAAACGGTGGGTTTGGTGCAAAAATTGGTGGTGATAACGGCCAAAATACTAAAAGTGCATTACCTTCTAAAAAAAATGACATGGGCGGCACTGCAAGCAACATAGTTAGAAATACTGTTGAAAAAGGTGCAGAAGTGGGAAAAGGATCTAAAATTAAAGGTTCTGCATTAAACAAGCAAAATCCTACTGATATGAAAACTGGAAATATTAATGTACCAGGTGGTAAAGCTGGTAAAGCATTTTCTTCTAAGCAACCAGGTCATGGTGCTGAGAAAAAAGGCAAAGCAGATCAAGCAGATAAATCAGCTAACAGTACATTGAATAAATTATCTAGTCGAGCAAAATAAGGAAGTTTGAATGAGAAACTTACGAGAGAACTTGACATTCGACCAAGCAAAAATAGTAGTTGAAGCAGCAAACGAAGGAAAAGATTTGTATATGAAAGGTATTTGTATACAAGGTGGAGTTCGTAATGCTAATCAACGAGTATATCCTGTAAATGAAATTGGCAGGGCTGTCAAAACTCTCAACGATCAAATTCAAGGAGGATACTCAGTTCTTGGCGAAGTTGATCATCCAGAAGGTCTTAACATTAATCTAGATAGAGTAAGCCATATGATTACAGAATCGTGGATGGACGGCGATAATGGATATGGAAAACTTAAAATAATTCCTACTCCGATGGGACAACTGGTTCGCACTATGTTAGAATCCGGTGTGAAATTAGGTGTTTCATCGAGAGGTTCTGGAAATGTTAAAGAAGACGGCTCAGGTGAAGTTTCAGATTTTGAAATTATTACTGTAGATGTCGTAGCACAACCAAGTGCACCAGGTGCTTATCCTACTCCAATTTATGAACATCTTATGAACAACCGAGGTGGTTATAAAGCATACGAATTAGCACAAGCAACAAAATATGATACACAAGCACAAAGATATCTAAAGGAATCGTTGATTAATATAATCAACAAACTCCAATGATCGAGGAGAAATAAAAGATGATAGATGCGTTGAAAACACTCTTCGAAAATAATGTTGTTTCTGAAGAAATTAAGAGACAAATTGAAGAAGCATGGGATGTAAAAGTCCAAACAAACAAAAAAGAAGCAATTGCAGAACTGCGCGAAGAATTTGCTCAAAAATACGAGCAAGATAAAACTTCCATTGTAGAAGCTGTTGATACAATGTTAGCTGAACGCTTAACTGCGGAAATTGCCGAATTTGCAGAAGATCGCAAACAATTGTCAGTTGCTAAAGCAAAATATGCAACTGCAATCCGCGAACATGCAAAACTAATGAAAGAGTTTGTGGCTTCACAATTAAAACAAGAAATCAAAGAATTTCATACTGATAAAAAAGCTATGAAAGAACAGTTTAACAAACTTGAAGATTTCGTTGTTGAATCTCTTTCTTCTGAAATTACAGAATTTTACGAAGACAAAAAAGACTTAGCTGAAACTAAAGTTAAATTGATTAGCGAAGCTAAAAAAGAATTACAAAAAGTTAAATCTAACTTTGTAAAGCATAGTGCGATTACAGTATCTGAAACGGTTAGTAATATCCTTAAAAAAGAAATTAACCAACTTAAAGAAGATATTGAAACTTCACGGAAACACGACTTTGGACGTAAGATATTCGAAGCGTTTGCTGCTGAGTACGGAAACTCATATCTGAATGAAAAATCAGAAACAGCAAAGCTTATGAAAGTTTTATCCATTAAAGATAAACAATTATCCGAAGCTAAAGTTTTTGCTGCTAAAGCAAAAAAACTTGCAGAAGCTAATGATCTGAAAGCTAAACAGTTGACAGAATCATTTAAGCGAGAGCAAACTATTCATGGATTAATTTCTCCGTTGAATAAAAAACAACAAGAAATCATGAAAGATTTACTGGAAAGTGTTCAAACTGATAGACTTCAAAAATCCTTTGAAAAATATTTACCATCAGTTATTAATAACACAGTACCAGCAAAGAAAAAAAATGTTTTATCAGAAAGTAAAGAAATTACCGGAAATAAAACTGCTAAAACTATGACACATCAAAAAGCAGACGATTCAAATGTACTCGAACTACGCCGTCTTGCTGGATTAAAATAATAAGGAGATAATAAATGTCAGAACTATTAGAATCACGCTGGCAGGATACAAAATCTGCACTTTTGGAAGGCCTTCAAGGTACTAAAAAGTCTGTAATGGCAGCAACTTTAGAAAATACTCGTAAATACTTGTCAGAAAGCGCAACCGCTGGCACTACCTCAGCAGGTAACATTTCTACGCTTAATCGCGTGATTTTGCCTGTTATTAGACGGGTTATGCCTACTGTAATCGCTAATGAATTAGTAGGTGTACAACCAATGACTGGCCCTGTTAGTCAAATTCATACTTTGCGTGTTCGCTATTCCGATAGCGTTGATAGCGCAACAGGTACTGATGTAACTGCAGGCGAAGAAGCATTGTCACCATTCAAAATTGCTGAAGCTTATTCAGGTGATGCATCAACAGATAAAGCCGCTGCTACTGCTGCTTTAGAAGGTGTTGCTGGCAACAGATTAAGTATTCAAATTTTGAAGCAAACTGTTGAAGCAAAATCTCGTAAATTAAGCGCACGTTGGACTTTTGAAGCCGCTCAAGATGCTCAATCACAACACGGTATTGATATTGAAGCAGAAATTATGGCTGCTTTGGCTCAAGAAATTACTGCTGAGATTGACCAAGAAGTATTAGCTTCACTGCGTTCATTAGCAGGTGCTGCTACTGAAACTTATGACCAATCTGCAGTATCAGGTACAGCTACATTTGTAGGTGACGAACACGCTGCATTAGCAGTATTGATCAATCGTGTTTCTAACTTGATTGCTCAACGTACTCGTCGTGGCGCAGGTAACTGGGCTGTAGTTAGTCCGTTTGCATTAACTATTTTGCAATCTGCTACTACTTCAGCTTTTGCTCGCACTACTGAAGGTACTTTTGAAGCTCCTACTAATACTAAAATGGTAGGTACTTTGAACAATGCTATGAAAGTATATGTTAATACTTACTCTTCAGATGCTGCTCCTGTATTAATTGGCTATAAAGGTAGTTCAGAAGCTGATGCACCAGCTTTCTACTGTCCATACATCCCACTGATGAGTTCAGGTGTTGTATTAGACCCTAGTACTTTTGAGCCTACAGTTAGCTTTATGACCCGATATGGTTATGTTGAATTAACTAATACAGCATCATCTTTAGGTAATGCAGCAGACTACTTAGGTTTAGTTAACATTAGCAATACTAGCGTTAGCTTTAGCTAATCAAGTATTTTACATACTTAAATAATAGGCTCTCCGGAGCCTATTTTTTTGACTTTAACGTAATATTATGTTGCGAACTACTACACCCTAAATGACGATAGCTTCTTGCTTAATTTTGGTACCGAGTAATGCGGGTGAAGTGAAACTATTTGTACAAGAATACAAAATTACCACAATCCCAATACCTTCTAAATCCTGCAGCAAACATATTTTCAGTTTGGCTTAATGAAGGATCATACGAAGGAAGCCAGTTTTCTAAAGAACTTTTCACTGTTTTTTGTCTACTAATAATGTTAGTTCCATCAGTCCAGAAGTAATTAGGTTTTGTTTCTTTTATCTTTTTAAAGCCAATAGATTGATATACATTACCATTTGATTTACTTCTATCGCAGTAAGAAATAATAGGTGACTTGTAGTAGTTGCTTATATACTTAACTATTTTAGAAGCTCCTCCTACTACTGTTGTATTTGATACCGTTGATAATCGATGTAATTCTATTGAATTTTTGATAAATCGATTTGATCCAGCACTTCCAACCATAACAAGGTCATTATTGTGAAACAAACCAACGTATAGATGCGATCCTATAAATCCTTGTATGTGATACTTATTTAAAAAGTTTCTCGCTGTACCTGTGTCTATAACGCTTATACAGCATTTTCTAGCATATACTTTGATATTAGTTAACAATTTTGAAAGTATAATTGATTTAACAATATCTGGTTTGTTACGCCATTCGAAGTCAGTTATATGAAGTAGTTGAATATTTTTTTCTTGAGATAGTTTAGTTTTATTTAAATGATTGTATTTGACTAATGATTCAAGTTTGTTTAATGATGGATGATAAGAGTGCCAATATAAACCGTTAACTTCGATAGCTAAGTTCTTTTCAGGAATCCATAGATCAATTTCTTTACCATCTAACAAAGACCGATCACTTTGAACTATATCAAATCCTAATGTTTCTATATATGTTTTGATTTGAGATTCTTTTTTTGAAGTATGAGTGTATTGGCGTATATCGAATTTATGTTTCTGACAGTAAAATAACACAGTGGAATAATCGACATTTAACTCACTAGCAATGTCCAAAGCTGATCTTGCCTTAGCAACGTACTCATGTTCAAGCCATTGTTTAGATGACAATAAATCAAAAATAGATTTGTCAATTTGTATACGGACAGGAAAATCATCTCGTTGTGAGTTATATTCCACACCGTACTTTTTTAACATAGTTGATTTTCTTTTTTGATTAATTAACTCTTGTTCAGCTGATGATCTATTTTTACATGCTGATTTCATAGAATTTGAAATCTTAGTTTGAGTACAATTACAAACACTTGCAGGCCCGCATCGTTTAAATCCATTAACCCACCTATGCACAGTTAACTGACTCCCATAAGGGCAAATGTCGGATATATGGTAAATTGCGCTGTATAGCTTAGTTTTGAAATGAGTTGAAGCTGATAATGTGTTATTT